CCGCACAGTCAGTAACCGCACAATCAAATGCAGTGGGTGGCTGGAAGTCAACACCACGCATTGAGTTAACTGCTGCAAAGTATCTTGAAAACAAGGTTCTTGCTGCAACAGGTGACGAAAATGCACGCCAATATGTTTTGGCAGCAGACAACACAACTGACAACGCTGGACTTGTTCCAACACGTCAGTTATCAGAAGTTATCAACGGACTATCAACAACAATCCGCCCAAGCATTGACGCGATTTCTCGCGGTGCATTGCCTGACGCTGGTATGACTTTTGAAATTCCAAAGATTACGCAAGTTCCAACAGTCGCAGTCACCGCTGAAGATGCAGCGTTTTCTGATACTGACCAAAATTCCGCGTTCTTGAGCGTGGACGTCAAAAAGTTCGCGGGCCAGCAGAAATTTTCGGTGGAATTGCTTACGAGGACTAGCCCTTTGTTTTATGACGAACTATTGCGCAACATGGTTGCTGCAATGGCAAAGGCACAAAACTCATACGTTAACGGCTTGTTAATTTCAGGCTCAACAACAGATGCAACAACAGTTGCAACATATCCAACTGCTGCTGAACTGCTTGGAATTATTGGTCGCGGTGCTGCAAGCGTTTATGGCGCAACTGCTGGACTTGCAAATCCATTTGCACGCAACATGATTGCGTCAACTGGTCAGTGGTCAAACCTAATGACTTTGAATGACGCTGGACGTCCAATTTATTCACAGGTTTCAAATCCTATGAATCAACCTGGTGTTTCAGTGCCAACAAGTTTGACAGGTAACGTCGCGGGCTTGAATTTGTACGTTGACCCAACAAACGGCGGCGACGGGGACGGTACATTGTTAATCGTCAACCCTGACGCTTACACATGGTACGAGGGAACCTCATATCAATTACGCGCTGAATCAACTGCTGACGGTTCAATCACTGTTGGTGTTTATTCATTCGGTGCAGTGGCGACAAAAATTGCCGCTGGTGCGTTCAAAAATAATAAGGCGTAATCGCAACAAACTAATCATGCGCCGTGGTCACTCCCGAACGCGGCGCAGCAGACGAAAGGGACGGAAATGCCTAGTATTGTTTCAACGGCTTCACTTAGAAGCATACTTGGCGTTTCCGTTTCCCTCTATCCTGACAGTTACCTGGACGAAATTATTAACACCGCTGAAGCGGTCATTTTGCCAATGTTGGTTGCAAATACAAATGCAATCAATGCTTATGAATTAACAGATAACGTGGCAATTTATTACACCCAACGTGAACACCATTTTGTTGCTGGTCAATCAATAATTGTAACGGGATTACCCGCACCTTTTAGCGCAACAGTGACCGTTGTTAAAACAGGCGTATTCCATTTTACCGCTGCAATCACAAGTGCAAATGTGACCTTGCGCGACATTATCCCAACAGGCACGGCAACACTTTCGGGTTATTCTGCCGTTGACATTTATGCCAATTCACCACCCATTGAATCAGCCATTTTGGCAGTCAGCGTTGAAGTCTTTCAGTCACGCGTGGCCGCTGGTGGAGAAATTCAGGGTGTAGATTTTGCCAGCACGCCATATCGCATGGGCAGAAGTCTCACCAATCGTGTCAGCACATTACTTCAGCCATTTTTGGACGTTGAAACGATTTGTCAATGACTGCATCAACAATTTCTGACACCCGCGCTGCCCTGGCAAATTCATTTTCGGCTTTGTCTGCAAATGTTTACGCGTCCGTTCCCGAATCGCCAATTCCTCCAGCAATAGTGGTTGTCCCAAATTCACCCTACATGGAAGTCGTGTTAATCGGTAAGACACAAACGAAAGTAAAACTTAACTTTGCAATCACGGCAATTGTTTCATCAAATAGCAATGCAGGTTCATTAGATAACCTTGAAAAACTAATAATCGGAATTCTTGCGGCTATGCCGTCAGGATATGTTGTTGACGTTGTTGAAAAGCCAACGGTATTAGAGGTTGGGCAATCCCCAATGCTTGTGGCTGACATCAACGTTTCCACCTATTACACACAGACAAACTAAGGAGAAAAAATGGCCACCACAGTAATAACTGGGCGCGACGTCACCTTTACTATTGGTGGCAATAATTTTGACGCACAGGCAACTTCAGCAGTGCTTTCAAACTCACCAACAATGGTTCGTTATCAGACACTTGACGGCGTAGTAAATCGCCACATTGATGATGAATGGACTTTTGCCGTTGATATGTTAGCCGACTGGGGCGCATCACCTTCATTGTGTGAGACGCTTTGGGGAGTAACAGAATCAGCACCAAACACAGGAATCACAACAGTATTGACCGCAGCCACAGGTGCAGTGTTCACATTCTCAGTGCTTCCAGTGTTTCCAAGTGCAGGCGGTTCTGCACCTGATGCACAAACCGTTTCAATGTCATTTGTTGTCATTGGATTACCAGCAGAAAACTTCAGTTAAACCAAACAATCGGGAGATAAAATGAAACTACCAATCACAGTTGAATTCAATTCGGGTGAGTCAGCCACTTATGTGGCTGCTCCACCTGAGTGGGTCAAATGGGAAAAATCAACAGGTCACACAATAAGTCAGGCGCAAGACAAAATTGGAATATCCGATTTGGTCTTTTTGGCTTATTACGCCATGAAGCGGGAAGCCGCTGGAAAGCCAGTAAAGCCAATTGAAGCGTGGACTGAAACCATTGCTGATGTGGTAGTTGGTGAGGCAGACCCAAAAGTTACGAAGTCGGAAGCCTAAACAGAATCGTTTGGGAATTGGTCATTGCGACTGGTTTACCCAAATCAGAATTTGAATCGGCTGAGGACATACTGACCGCAATCGAAATTTTGGAGAGGCGCAATGGCTGAAGATGCAGTTGCCTACGATAAGGCAGAATTGCGCGCAGTCATTCGCGCTTTCAAAGTCATGGACGAAGATTCTATTGCTGCCGCCAAAACTCAATCCAGCGCGTTGGCTGATTATCTTCAGAAAAAGATTCAATCAACGGCGCGGCAGATTAGGTCAAACAAGGTTGCAACCAAAATTGCTGACGGTTCCACGGTAAGCAAGTCGTCCAAAATCGGTGAAATTTCATTTGGTTTTGCCCGTCAAAAATACAGTGGCGGCGGCACAACCCAACAACTTTGGGGCGGGTCAGAATTCGGTTCAAACAAATACAAGCAATTTCCAGTGTGGTCAGGCCGTGAAGGTCGCGGTTCCCGTGGTTGGTTTATTTATCCAACCTTGCGCGCCGAACAACCATATTTAGTGCGAGAGTGGGAAAATGGCTTTGACCAAATTTTGAAAGAATGGGACAGATAAATGGCTGGAAGTAGAACGCTCAAACTTGCGTTACTGGCAGACATTGCTGATTTCTCGAAAAACATCAACACTGCTGGTGGCCAAAGCAAAACACTGGGTGACCAATTTGAGGATTTTGGCAAAAGAGCAGCATTGGCATTTGCGGCCGCCGCCGCTGCCATTGGTGCTTATGCCGCCGCCGCGATAAAAAATGCCGCCGCTGATGAAGCCGCACAACGCAATCTTGCACTGACAATTGAAAACACAACAACTGCAACTTCAAAGCAAATTGCTGGTGTTGAGGATTACATCAGCAAAACATCACTTGCAATTGGTATCACTGATGACCAATTACGACCAGCATTTGGGCGTTTGGTTCGCTCAACAAAAGATGTTGAAGAAGCCCAAAGGTTATTAAATCTTGCGCTTGATATTTCTTCAGCCACAGGCAAGCCATTAGAAACAGTGGCAAATGCGTTAGGCAAGGCGTATGACGGAAACCTAACTTCACTTAGCAAATTAGGTTTGGGACTTGATGCGTCAATTCTCAAATCCAAAGATTTTGATTTAGTCTTTCAATCACTAACTGGAACATTTGGCGGTTTTGCTGAGAATGAAGCCCAAAGCACGGAAAAGGCATTTGCCCGCATTAAAATTGCAAGTGATGAAGTTCAGGAGCAAATTGGTACTGCATTGCTTCCATTGATTCAAGAATTGACTACATTCATTTTGACTAATGTTGTTCCAGTTGTTCAACAATTTGTCAATGGCTTGACGGGCGTTGGTGGACTTGTTGAAGGTTTGAGCGAATCTGAACAAATGGGACTTACCTGGGGTAAACGCATTAGAAGCCTCATTGGAACAGTTGTTGAATTTAAGGACGAATTGATAGCGGTTGCAGCAGTCATTGGAACAATTTTTGTTGTGTCCAAAATTAGTGCAGCGGTGACCGCAACCATTGCTTTAATTAAAACGCTTATTGCGGCTTACAATGTTTTAAAAGCATCAGCCATTGTGACTGGTGTTGCAACGGCATTTGCATTGAATCCTTTGTTGGGCGTTGGTGCAGTTGCTTTGGCCGCTGGTGTTTTATCTGCTGCAAATGCTTTGGCAAATTCAAGTAAAGGCGAAACAAATTTTGCGGTCGGTGGTGCACCTGGTGCCATTAGCGGCGGGGGTGTTTCAAGTTCAGGTTCAGGTGGAACGGGTGGTGGCACAACATTAAGCGGCGGCGGGGGCGGCGGGGGTGTTGCAGCAGCAGCAGCGGCCGCAGTAAAAGCAACAGACGCATTTGCTGGACTTGGTATTGGAACAAGCGGTGGCACAATTAACGCATCAGATTATGCAACACGCAATGCAGGAATGGCAGCAATGGCAACTCAAGCACCCACAATTTATTTAAATGTTAATGGTGCAATTGACAAGGAAGGCACTGCCCGCACAATTGTTGAAACATTGAATAATTCTTACTATCGCGGCACGGGCGGTGCAAGCGCACTTCAGGCAATCTAATGACACAGTGGAATCCCATTTGGAATGTTGAAATTGACGGTGTTTCTTACACAAATGCAATTCTTTCAAATTTAACAATTAGCAGCGGGCGCCGCAATATCTATGAACAAGCCCAAGCAGGTTATATCAACCTTCAATTGATAGATGTGAACCAGGCCACAATTCCTGTTTCAATCAATTCAAGCATCACCGTTGAAATTAAAGATTCAAGCGGAACATTTGTTGCAATTTTTGGCGGCAATGTGGTTGATATTGCTATTGAGGTGCGGGATGTGGGTTCTACAACTTTCACGCAGACTTACTCAATCATTGCATTGGGCGCGTTGGCTAGACTTCCAAAAGCACTGACGGAAGGCGTTTTGCCAAAGGAATTTGACGGCGACCAAATTTATGACATTTTGCGTGATGTTTTGTTTTCTACTTGGGCTGAAGTTGCAGGCGTTCAAAATTGGGCAACTTATGACCCAACAATTACCTGGGCAAATGCGGAAAACAATGGCTTGGGAGAAATTGACCGTCCAGGCAATTATGAATTGGCTGCGCGTTCTTCCAATATAACTGATGTTTATTCATTGGTTTCAGCGTTAGCGACAAGCGGTTTGGGATATATCAGCGAAGATTCGCTTGGACGTATTGCCTATGCAGATTCGACACACCGCACGCAATACCTTGCGGCCAATGGTTATGTTGATTTAAGTGCAAATGAAGCAAGGGCAGCAGGTTTGACAATTGCCACGCGTGCAGGTGATGTGCGAAATGCAGTTACAATTCGATATGGCGCGACTTCAAGCGCTGAAGAATCAGCAAGTAATGCGGCTTCAATTGCAACTTATGGACAATTGAGCCAAATCATTTCAACAACCCTCCACAATTCAGTAGATGCCCTAGACCAAGCCGAATTTTATTTGTCGTTGCGCGCCCAACCATTTCCGATTTTTAGTGACATTACATACGATTTAACTAACTCAGAAATTAATGATTCCGACCGTGACAATTTGTTGGGCGTATTCATGGGAATGCCAGTGGCCTTGGTTGATTTACCAGCAAATATGAATTCAGGGGTCTTCCAGGGATTTGTCGAAGGCTGGTCATTTCAGGCCAGTTACAATCAAGTTTCCGTCAGCCTATTGATGACACCATTGGCTTATAGCCTTCAGGCAATGCGTTGGGCGGATGTTCCAATTACCGAAACTTGGTCAAGCGTGTCGCCGACACTTGACTGGGAAAATGCAACAATTGTTGCCTGACAAGGAGAAAACATGACAAACCCAACGTCCAATTTTGGTTGGCAAATGCCAACTGCAACAGATTTGGTCACTGACCTTCCAGCGGATTTTGCCGTTTTTGGACAGGCAGTTGACACATCAATGGCTGATTTAAAAGGTGGCACAACTGGTCAGGTGCTTTCCAAAACAACAAACACTGACATGGATTTTACCTGGGTCACAACAGATGACACCAACGCAATTCAAAATGCAATTGTTGATGCAAAAGGTGACTTAATCGCGGCAACGGCAGCCGATACACCAGCACGCTTAGCGGTAGGCACTAATGGCCAAATATTGCAGGCCGATAGTACCGCTGCAACAGGCTTGAAATGGGCATCACCAGCAAGCGGTTTCACTTATATCACATCCAGCACATTTTCAAATGTTGCTACTGCATCAATTTCAGGTTGTTTCACATCCACTTACTACAACTACTTTGTGACTTTCCAAGATATGGGCGCGGGCACTGCAAATGATGACCTTGAAATGGTGTTTATTACTGATGCTCCAGCCGATAGCACAAGTCATTATGGCGGATATGTTTTCTTAAATATAGATACACCTGCTGTATCTAGCGGAAGTTTCAAGGCTGCTGCAAAAATTAAACTAGCAGGGTCAACAGGATTGCTGACTGCTAACGATTATGGAAGCGGTTTTATGTATGTTTCCATGGTAGGCGTAAGCGGAAGGCCTAGAATCAATGGTCAATACATCAACAATGCAGAAGGCTATCCTACTTCTTTTGGCGCAATGGTCGGCGCAACTGGCACATTTACAGGAATGAAATTTTCAACATCTTCAACCAATATCACAGGCAAAATAACAGTTTACGGATTGGCGGTTTCATGATGACAAATGACAATGTTTACATATATGACCATTTAACAGGCAAAGAAATTGTCAGGGAAATGACTGACAAAGAACAAGCCGAAAGAAATGCAGAAATTGCTGCTAATATTGCAAAGAAGCAGGCGGAAACCATAGAAGCCGAAGCCGTTGCCATGGCTAAAACAGAAGCAGCAACAAAACTGGTTGCATTGGGTATTGACCCAAAGGCACTAGGGTTGTGACATTTCCAAAAGGCACATCAGCAGCAGTCATTGAATTGGCTATTGCTGAAGTTGGAACGGTTGAAGAAGGCGACAACCTGACCAAATACGGTGAATTTACAAAGGCTAATGGTTTGCCCTGGTGTGGAAGTTTCGTTAATTGGGTATTTGCAAAATCGGAAGTCAAAATTCATTCGTGTGTTGCAACTGCAATTGGTGCACATAAGTTTAAAGAAATCTCACGTTGGTCAAATATGCCACAATTGGGTTATATCGCGTTCATGGATTTTCCACATGACGGCGTTGACAAAATCAGCCACGTTGGAATTGTTGTTGGTCTAATGGAAAACAACCAAGTTTTGCTTATCGAAGGAAATACATCAGGAACAGGCGACCAAAGAAACGGTGGCATGGTCATGCTGAAGGTTCGCCATTATGGTGAAGGAAAAGAAGTGGTCGGGTTTGGGGTTCCCAAATTTGCACCATACAAAGGCGATTTTCCAACCGTCGCCATTCCAACTTCGGGAGTCAAACCAAAGAAGGAGAAAAAATGGACAAAGCCAAAGCCTTAGCAGCATCATGGGGGCGTAGTTTTATTGCATCATGCATTGCCGTTTACATGGCTGGAATTACTGACCCAAAGGCAATTGTTTATGCTGGCCTTTCATCAGTGTTGCCAGTCATTTTGCGATACATCAACCCAAAGGACAAAAGTTTTGGGGTCACTGGGGAATGAACCCAAACGAATGGGCGGCCGTCATTGGTTGCGTAATTGCAATCCTTACGGCCGTTTATTCGGCAATGCGTTTCATGGTTAAATCAGTGATGCGGGAATTGCTTCCAAACGGGGGAAATTCGCTCAAAGACCAGGTCAATAGAATCGAACAAAGGTTGGATTCACTGGTCGACAAATTGCTTAGCGACACGCCCTAAATCACGCGGGAAGGTTGATTTTGTCGGTTGTGTGCTTCACCCTTATCTAAGGCAGTCAAACAGGCGGCCTAGATTCGGGAGAAATCAAAATGGTTCTTGACCTATTAGACCCACAGACATTGCGGGCATTATTACTCATTGGCTTGTTGTGCGTTATGGCAGCAGCATTGGGATATTCAATGGGATATAAAGAAGGCCACCGTGAGGGTTACGGTCGCGGCAAATCAGTCAGTCGCCACATTTCAGCAGCCAAAAAGGCGGTGAAATAATGGGGTTTCTTGACAATTATGAAGATGTTGCAACCCGCATCAAGCGTTTTTGGCAGACATATCCCAACGGTTCAATTCAAACGGCCATTGTGGACTTCAATGCTGAAAAGGGTTATGTGCTTGTTCAATGCACAATTTACCGTGATTTGGGCGACATCAAACCAGCGGGCGTTGATTACGCTTATGGATACATTGCAGCGTTTAATCCCAACATGCGCCGCTGGTTTTGCGAAGATACGGCCACAAGTGCAATTGGCCGTTGCGTTGGTCTTGTGCTTGGTACAGATACCAGGGCAACTAAGGAAAATATGAGTCAGGTTGAACGCCTAGACGCAAAAACTGCAAAGGTTGAAACCGCTGATGTGTGGGCAGTTCATCACATTGAAAACGATATGCCAACATTTGGTTCAGTAGTTGAAAACATTGCTTCACAACTAGGCGGTGAATTGGTGCCTGAATCACCACAATGCAGCCATGGACACCGCATTTGGAAAACTGGAGAAGGCAAAAACGGAAAATCCTGGGGCGGGTTCTTTTGCACCGAAAAGAGCAAGGCAACCCAATGCGCGCCAAACTGGCACGTTTTAACCAGTGACGGAACATGGAAGCCACAAGTATGACAAAAAACAAGTTGGTGAAAATCCTAGTCATTATTGAATTGTTTCTTTTGGCTTTATTGCTTTGGGTGGCATTGTTATGAGCGAATTCATGGAATTGATAGACCCAAAAACAATGGTTGGCACACTGCTAAAAAACGGAAAAGTGGTTGATTCCTACAAAGTAATGCAATGTGATAGTTGTGCACTGATTCAAAAGTTTGACGCATTTGGCTATCAAAAAGCCGCTGAGGATAATCCCGTTTGGTTTTGTTTCGGGTGTAGGGCTAAACGTTGAAAATCACGCTAGACCGTGAAGAAGCCTTGTTGTGTCACATAAGTGCCTGGATTATGGCAAAGAAGTATTGCTGGAATGGCACTGGCACACAACGCACTTACACAAAAGACAAGACATTGCACGAATCAATTGCACAAGATGCTGAAGCCATTGGCAGCGAATGGGCGGTGGCCAAATACTTCAATCTTGACTTTGACCCATTTGAAGAAAAGGGAAAAGAAAAGGCTGACGTTGGAAAAGGCATTGAAGTGCGCTGGACTAAATACAGTGAAGGCCAACTTATCGTCCATGAATATGACCGTTCCACTGACATTGCGGTGTTGGTCACTGGCAATTCATCAACGGCTTACAACATTGTTGGCTGGATTCCAGTGGCTATTGCTAAGCGCGACAAATATCGCCATTCCAGGCAGCCAAACTGGTGGGTCAGTCAACCCAACCTTCAGCCCATTGAAAACCTTGTGAGGAGCAATTATGGAACAGATGCAATTTGAATGTCGTGCGTGCAAAAAGGTCACAACTCAAATGGTTCGAATAGTGACCGACAATTTGCCTGACCATGTGAAGGTGTTGGAATGCACCGTGTGTTCAAAATTAGGCGTTGCGTTGGTTGGCAATAATGGCAATTTATGAATTCATGTGTGATGCGTGTGGGATTAACATTTCAATAAATCAGCCTATTGACTCAGACGGGTCAGCCCAAGCGGGTAATTGCAGCAATTGTCAGATTCCATTGGTGCGTGTTTGGTCAGCAAATCCCGTTCATTTTAAAGGAAAAGGTTGGGGGCATCAGTGAATAGTTATCCACAGGCTTTATCCACAGGCGTTGATAACGGTGGAAACACGCCCAAGGCCACGCTGAAACTTGCGCGGTATTTGACTTCATCAGTACGATTCTATCGCTTGAAGCGAGCCGCTGATGCGGACTGCTCGCAAGGGCGAATAAATCTAGTGGGCAGGTTCTATGTCATTGCGGCATTGCTTTCAATAACAAGCATTCACAATGCAAATGCAAGTAGTTATTCAATAGACCATTTGAAGTTATATGCACACTCTAGGATTCTTGATTACAAAGAATTTCAATGTTTCAACAAGATAATCACTAAGGAATCAAGGTGGTCATATACTGCACGCAATGGCAGTCATTATGGCTTAGGGCAGATGAAATCAAAACATTATCGTGACCTTGACCCATTCAGACAAATTGATGCAACACTCAAATATATAAAGGCGCGCTATCAGACACCATGCAAGGCGTGGGCATTTCATCAACAAAGGAATTATTTCTAATGGCTAGTGCATTAAAGGACAATGGCTCAACTTCCAGGTGGCGCAAGATACGTCAGCGCATTCTTGAACGTGACCAATACACATGTCAGATTTGTGGAATGGAAGGCAACACTGTTGACCATATAATTCCAAGAAGTAGTAATGGTGGAGATGAGGATTTTAACCTTCAATGCCTGTGTTCTAGGTGTAATTCATCAAAAGGCGGTAATAACCGTCAAAACGGCAAAAACGCCAAAAATGCACAAACAAGCCCATTTTTTAGCAGCACGGGAACACCCCTGACCCTTCTCTC